AGTCCAAGTTTCAATATCATTTCCATCAGCATCTAATACGGTTATCTTCATGCCCTTAATAGCAGTTTGAGTTGCTTTCTTCTTAGATATGGTTTCAAGACTAGTTTCATCAGCTTTAACAGTGTACCCGGAAGTTTCTAACAGCTTATTGGTAAGCTTAACTGCATCAACTGAAATTGGATCTACAAGAGTCAAGGACACTTCATTCCAAGAAACACGACCAGGAAAATAATACTTATTATCCAAATAGTTGTGCTCTACTTCTGAAACATCAAAAGAAGGTGTTGTCACCGTTTTGGCCCACCAAAGAATATCTGTTGGTGCTCCTAGTGCGGTAAGACCAGTAATTTGTACTTGAAATCTAAAATTTCTTTTAGGTTCTACATCGTTTGTTGACCAAAATGCCATTGTTATTTACTCCTTTAAATCTTTAGTAACTAGTTTAGAACTCAATTCCTGAACGGGTAATTGAGAAGTCAATTGCAATAAACTCAATAGCACGAGCAGGCTTTACAAAAACCTTTGCATACAAGATGTTACGATCAACATAGTCAGGTGTTGTTGTTGTTTCATCTAGAATGAGTTTATACTCTGCGATTCCAAATCTTGATCTTGCATCAGCAAGGATTGGATCTGCATCCGCCTTAAAGCGATTCCATGTTGCACGAACATTTTGATCAAAAAGAACTGTTCTGGCAACTTCGCCAATGTTTTTCTTCAGATATACCATCAAGCGGCGCACATTAATACGATCAAGTGCAGACGGAGTTTGTTGAAGAGTCTTTTGTCCAAATACAACTGTTCCTTCACCGGGGAAGTTAGCAATTGGATTTATGTTGACTTGATATAGGTCATCACGATCCGCTTTGTTAAGGTTCTCAACAGCTTGAGAAACTCTTGGACCTTGGTTTCCACCAAGTCTTTTGATTCCACCACGATTAAACCCTGCAGGGGCAAACCAAGGAGCTCCAGTTGCAGCATCGCTCTGTGCAAGAACACCGATACCAGCTACCGAAGAAGGAACAACAAGACCAGCATCATCACCACCAAGCCTCACTGGAGGATAGTAAGTTGCCGCATAGCTTGAATTATAATCAGCAGTGTTGGCATCAGCGATCACTCCGCTAACTGTAGGAAGAGTTTCTGTTCCACTATTTTCGTGTGCCGCAAGATATCCACCATCAAAATCAACAATAGCTAAAGCATCGCCTCTTTCCGCAGTGTTGTTTATCAAATCTCTTTGAAGAGTTGAATTAGTAAGACCAGGCATAGAAACTACATCGTATCTTACAACTTCGTCTTCTGATATAAGATCAATTACCTTATCGACAGAATAATAAGCATAAGAAGAAGTTTCGTCTTTACCACTAAGTGCGATTGCACTTGAGAATGGGTCTGTTAAAGTGACATCAAGTCCATCAAATCCACCAAAGAATGGTGCTCTGAACTGCTTAACTCTTTGTGTAACCAAAAGGTTTTCGCTACCATTCAATGCTGTAACAGAGGTTTGTGCAGCATGTGATCCAGAGGAATAATAGTATTTTCCATTTGTATCATCAATAATTTCATCTAATGAGAAAACAAAAGCTGTTTCTGTTGATTTGCCGTTTGCTGCGAATATGTCTAATCCAGCCGGTAAAGCTCTTGCGATATCTAGATAATCTTTTCCTTCATATATAGAAGATACTTGAGCATCATTGTCACGAGCATGTCTTACACCAAAATATTCATCTTTTTTGTAGTTTCCACCGTTCCTCGTTCCAGTCTCAGTAAGACGGAATGTTGGGAAGGTATAAGAAGAAGATACTTGTACTTGCTGTGTTGCAATAAAAGTATTTGCGGAATTGTGCCCCAAGGCCACATCACCAGACTTTGCATCAGCAACAAAAGCATCAAGATTATTATCAGTATCTGTACCGGATGTTGGTGTACTACTAGCATGCCCACCGGGAGAAATGTAAGTACCAGTTACTAATATGTCATAAATTGACACAGCAGCCAAATCAGCAGTGATTGTAACAGATGTACCCCCATCTGCAACAGCAGAAACATCATCAAGTTGATTAATAAGATGTGCTAATGCAGCATACACTTCTGAGGCTGTCGATGCACCCTGTAGACCTAATGTATGGGCACTCGTATTCAAGGTTGGTGTAGCATCGTACGGGACACCAGTATCAGTCGTGATTGTTAAAACTGTTGAACCGCCAACTGCTATGATAATTGTTTGGTTGTGTGCAACCGGAGTAGAGGGATCCGCAATAACATTCGTTGCCCTGGTTCCGCTGTTAATTGCATCTCCAAAGACTTGTGGTCCAGATGATTCGCTTTTAAGAGTAAATCCTTTTGGACGAGCAGGCCCATAGAACCCGAATGGCAAGGCATAAGAATCAGAAAGGCCAGCTTTCCAAGCATCTGACATTTCAACATAAACATAGTCTGAGATGTTTGGATAATCACCTTTAAGTATGTATTTGTTGTTTGTCTGATCCCATGTTTGGAATTGAGTACCAATTCTTCTACCAATAAAGTCTTCTGAATTTGCATTTAAATTACAGTTAGTAAATTTCTCTTCTATAAGACCTGACTCTAAATTTTGAATACCAACGGTAAAACTTGAATCTGGACTTGTAGTTGTTCCAAGCTTAAGATCTTCGATAACCACAGCATAATTCTTTTGGAACCACTCTCCCTCATGAAGAGATACGAGGCGGAACAACTTATCTGCTGTCAATGCATCATAAGAAGCATATCCTGATTTTGGACTTGGGTTTCTGTTAATAAACCAACCAGCCTTTGCTGCAGTAGCTTCTCTTCTTTGGTCTACCCAATAAGCAGAGCCACTAGCTAATGGAAGAAGTATACCAACTTGCTTTCCAGCACTGGAAGAAACATCTGTAACGATCTCTTTGATATTTGTTTCATGAGATTCACCCAAGAAATACTTCTCAGTGGATGCTTGGTTTGTAGAAACTAACTTTTGAGGGTTACAGTTTAAAACATTACGAATAAAACCATCTTGAACTTTATCATTTAAATGAAAAGTGTATGATTCACTAGTAGATCCATCTGTGTGAACTTCGAGCTTAAAAGTATTTGGTTGCCCAGAAGTACTATCAGAATTAATCATAACACCAGCGGAGGATGTTGTTGTACTAGTTGTCCCAGCAACAACTCCGTTAAGTGCCAATGAAGCACCTGATGTGTATATAATTGCTGCAAGTGTACCAGTGTTCTCTTTACCATTGCTGGCAGATGGAGCAACAAACAGTCCATAAGCTGCTTTAGTGTTTGCATGAGTTGTACTTAAAGTATGGCCTAAAGTCCACCCGGCTTTAACATAAGAGCCGCCTTGCTTGGAAGATGCTTGGTCTTCCCCAAGAAGCCTTACGAATGTAACTGGTGAAGTTTGAGATGCCAACCAAGCTTGAGCGGCATACAATCCATAAGTTGGAAGTTTTGTATTTCCATCTCTCCAGATGTCTGTTGCACTGTTTTTTCCACTTTGTGGTCTTCCAAAAACTTCATACAACTCACTTAAGTTATTTATTTTAACAGGCTTCATTGCTGGTCCTGCTATAGATTGTCCTACAATCAAAACTCCGTCATCGCTGACTTCGTTAGCCAATTGGCTTTCATCCTTTTCTCTCAAAAGGATGTCGGGTGATATAAAATCAAATTTACTAGGCATTAAAAATTCTCCTTAAAACTATTATTCTCATATAAATAGTATGTTTATTGCTCAAAAGGAACTATTCTCTATAGTCCTTGTCTTTCTTTTTCCAAGGAGCTTTGTCACCGGTAATAACTCGCTCTCTTGATATCTTTACCTCGACTGCATTTTCTCTTATTGTTATCTGAGGTTTTTCTCTATTATTTCCATCTCCGATCAAATACCCAAGCACCTTTATAGACACTTTTGTTTCAAACATTCTTTCTGATTGGTCTAGAGAAGTAGTGTTTTTATTTTCTGAGAAATCAGATTTTATAAAAGCTTCGTACTTGTGACCATCGTATTCAAATATAAAAGAGTTTAATTGCCCTGTTCTTGTAATGAATGGTGTCATTAAATCGTTCATTTGTTGCTGATATTCTGTTCTCAATACAACAGTGTACATAACCTTTACATAAGTTGGTATTGGGGAGGTTAAAAATTCATATACAATCTTTTTATTGTTGGATCGTCCAGTATTAGATGAATGCTTGTTTGCCCGATTAAAGTCAGCATTAGCAAAATTTCTTGTTTTCTCTTGTTGAATCCTACGAACTCTTGTTATAGCACCGCCCTTGTAGTCACCTTCTTCAAAAAGATGTGCTTGGAAAGATCCTTTAAAATTTGGGTCTTTTTCAATTGAATCACGATTTACAGTGATAATAGGTAATTTTAATTTTCCTACTTTATCTCTTATCTCTTTATTGTTTTTAACTTGAAATAATCTTTCTGCACCAAGCCAAATAGCAGGAACTTTTTTGTATCCCTCATTTGTTGTTGTGTGAAGATTTAATTTCTCATCAATATACTCAAAGATACCAAGATCAATCGTTTCAATTGTAGACGGCTCTAGTGTTTGTACTTTATTCGGCATTAAATAATCCATCCCTTGCTCTAATACACTCAGCTTGTATTTCAAATCGGTGCTCAACTTGACCAAACAAAAGTTTTGGCTCTGACAGCTTGACTATTTCGTAATGTATGTCACCATATCTAACAAAGTCTCCTTCTCTAACAAAAAGGTTTTGATCTTCTGTCAATCTTCTTTTATGAAAATTTATAAGAACTTTTGTTGCTTTATCAAGTGAAACATTTTCCATAAAAGATGTCTCTACTCCTTGAAACTCAACTAAAGCATATACTCTAATTGGAGGCAAAAAAGTTTTCTCTACAGATTCTCCATATAAAGGGTGAAACCTAGTAGATTCTACATCAACTGGGAAATATAAGACTTGTTGCCCAACAACTCTTTCAATAATCTCATCATTCACTTGCTTAACAAGATCTCTCTCTTTTTTACCAAAGAACATTGGAGGAGGAGGAGAAGATGGTTTGTCCCATTTATTGTCTTTTGACATAGACTTTTATCCTTTTTTTGTTTTCTTTTATTTGTTTTTTCATTTTACTTAATAAGTATTCGTTCAAAGCAGCAACAAACCTGTCATGTACTTTATCAATGTCTGCTTTATTTGCTAAAAAATCAGCAGAAAAGTTCATTGATTTTAAACTGTTATCTGATCCTATTGTAAGACCACATCTTGCCACCATATCTTCTTCTCCTTCAACAAAAGCCGCAACCATTAGAGGGGTAATATCTCTCAGGAGAGCCTGTTGAATATTCATCACAACTTCTGGGAAGTCTTCCTTGTTCCAATTTTTAACACCTAGTGTTATTCGACTTGCAGGTTCTGGATTGGCAGAAGAAACAAAATTGCAAAAATCAGCAATGTGTTCAAATGCTTGCTCTTTTAATTCGTCACTTAGGTTTTCAACTAATTCATGTGGAAAAAAACTAAATTCATCTTCAAAGCTAATTGATTCCACAATATCACCATTGAATGGGCTTGATCCCTCTTCTCTATCTACCTCATTCCACCAAGATTCTTCTGGTAGGCCATATTGCTGCATTACTTTATATATATTAAATTCCTCAGATTCTATTATTCCATTCTTTTTTAAATGGTATTCAATAAGTTGTATTGGGCCATCATCATGATAATAATCAAAAATACCTTGAATATTTAAATCATTATGTAAGATGTCCTCTAGTTCACCTTCAAGATCTTCTACAAAGCCACTGTGATTATCGTTTAAATCATGCCCTGTGTATTTAATTACAACATAAAGTCTATCATCATTAAAGTATCTTTCATAGAAAACTCCATCAGATTGCGGAAGTGTATAATAATCTGTGAGTCCATAATCTACAGATTCCTCTATGTCTTCTCTTATTTTTTCAAAAGTATCATTATCTTGCAATAATTTACCCGGTATATCTAGGGCAAACCTAACATTCATAGTGTACCTGAAAAAAATATTACCATCCCAATCGTGATCAGCATCCCAGTCAAAAGAAATCATACCTCCTGAATACTCATCAAATATACGATTTAATTCCTCTTCAATAGACTGGAGGCTGCCTTGTCCAGTCATATCAAACATGCTTCTTTCTAGATCTTCATTATAATCAACACTTGAACCATGAAATTCAACATCTTTTGAGATCTTTCTAAATAAAGAAGGTAGGGTACTGGCAACAGAATATCCAGAGTCTTGATAGCTGCCCCCATATCTCGTGAATTCGCTCAACTTAACATGCCCTTCTCCATAGGTTTTCCCAGAAACATTTATTATATTATTAATTTCTTTTTGTTGTGTACTTGCCATTTTATTTTGCACAGCATCCAAAAAACCAGGAATCTTTGGTCCATATATTTTACCTTGCGGTACAGCAATTTTTGTGGCCTCTGAATCTTTGTTCATTCTATGAGAGACATGCTTGATCCTTATTCTAGAGGATGGCTTGATCATATCCTCTTTTGGTCTCTTACTGTCGTAGAATATTTCTTCATTGCCTAAATTATCCAGCGACTCTTGTGTTGGCGGGAACATCTTAAAATTCTTGGCTGGTATTGCATATGCTATCATTCCATTGCCATAAGCCTCAGATAGAGCACAGATATTATATTCATCAAATTGAAAGCCGCCTTTACTGCTAGGTAGCGAGTGACATGATTTGATTCCTTCATGGTCTGACATTCTAAAAACATCAACCGGGTGGCGAGAATAAATTATATAACTTTTTTGAACATATTGATCCATATTAGCCAAAAGGTCATCAAAAGAATCAGAAGCATACTTTGCAAAGTTTTCAAACGATTCAAAATTGATGTTTTTTGATTTAAAAAACTTGCTTAAATCCGCAGCCATTTTTTGATCTCCCACGTCTCCAGTCCAGTAGTTTTGTGTATCAAAAAATTTGTAAGCGGTACGATATTCATTGGCTGTCATTTTTGCTTTAATTCCTACGGGAGCATCATACTTGGCTTCTTCTTGTTCTATGTTATCAAAATATCTTTTTACTGAAGTTGTAATTTGATCTCCTGCTGCTGTAGCTATCTTACTTCTAGTGTTTTTAACAAAGTTAACAATTCCTGCTAAAACTTTTGGTAGGTTAAGTGAAACTGTCTTTCTAGAAACACCTTGATTTCCTTTGCCATCAATGTAATGAGAAACCTTTGTTTTGGAACAAAGAATCTTTCCGTTTTTGGGAGAGCCAACTGTCCATCCCATTTTTTCTAAGGCTTTCATGGCAACACCGAAACTAGAAGTCTCGTCTAAAGAGTTCAATGGTTCAATAATCCTATAAGAGTCTCCGAAAATGTTACCAAAGGGCAATTCGCTCACAGGAATTTCCAAAGCATCATTGAGATATTCAATTTCTTGTTCTGTTGCTTCATTGATTTCTTGTTCTCTCAAAAATTTATTCCAATTTTCTAATATCAATTTCATCTTTTATCCTACGAAAATTTTTAACGGAGATTCACTTACAATAGCTTTTGCACTATCAATCATTTCTTTGTCTTGTGTTAATAGTTTATTATATGTCAATTCATCAAGAATTGTCTTTAATTCGTCTCGTAATGCTTGCTGCTCTTCTTTGGCCTGGCTTAATAAATCAGACGCGTTTAAACTTATAGATTCTCCAGGAATTGGCACGGATCCACCAAACTTTCCACGGATCTGCCCCAGTGTTTCTTTGGATAATGCTAATGCAAATCTTCTTATCCATTGATGCCCAATAGA